TTCTCTCAGTAGGAGAGAGAGAGAGGAAATGGCAGATGAAGGATTTTATCCCCCTCCTAGTATGTACGGGCGAGAAAAATATGGTAAAGACCTTAAAGGAGAGATTTAGAATGACAAAATACGACCAAAGAACAATTCAAACATTAAAAACAGTTATAGGAACTATAAGCACTATGGAAATTCCTTTGGCTTTTAGAGTGAAACTTAGAAAAATTATAGATGATTTAAAAGAGGCCGTTGATGAGATGGTGAGTAAGAGATGAGTAGAAAAAAAGAGTTAGAAAGTTTAATACATAAAGAGTTAACCAAGTATATTAGGGGGCTACAAGAAAATGAGTGATGATAACGAAATGTTAATGCTATTAAAAGAATTAGTGAATAAGGTGAAACACTTGGAGGAAGCAGTTTATCACAAAGATAACCTACTTATGAAATCAGGATTAGTTGTGGTTAATTCCCCTTCTCCTAGAATGGATAGTAATAATATTCCAATGGATAATACTATCAAAAAGAGTATGGCTTGGGAAGACATACACGAATTAGTAACTACAATGGAGAGATAAATATGAGTTGGGAAAAAATAATTAAAAAAGAAAGTGGAAAAACTATTGAACAATTTAGAGATTTGTTTGAGCCAATGGTGGAGACGTATTTGAATGATAATATATTTGATGAAAATGATTATACAGAAGAAAAAATGAAAGAATTACAGGATGAGATTAATCGTGGAGATGCATTGGCAGGTCTCGGTAAATATATTGATATTTACTTAAGTCTTGACCCTGATGATAAAGAAGGCGGTTATTATGTTGATGTTGAGGTTTCAGGAAAATACGATGCATTCGGTATGCAATTTGATTTAAAAGGAAACATGAGGAGGTTGTAAAATGCCGGAAAAAGTAACAAGAGAAGAAAAATTACTAGAACTAGCAATCGCTAAAGCAAAGGAAGTATTACAAGAGGCTAATGTAAACAATATGGAACTAGATGAACCATTAACAGGTGAAGAAGTTAAAGTGAAAAGACCTAAGAAAAACCCCTCAGAAGTACCTTTACCAAAGACTAGTAATATTGAAGGAAAGGAAAAGAAAGATTCTAACTGAGTGAGGTAGTATGCCGCAAACAGGACTTCTATTTGAAAAAAAAAGGACTCCTTTAACTAAAAGGGTTTTAGATTTTTTTGAAAGAGTTAGATATTCATACCTTTCTGCAAAAGAAAGTCCTTCTGAATATGGGGCTAAATGGAAACAGACTGTTAAAGAAGTTAGAGACCAATTCGATTCATTAGATGATTTTTCTAGAGAATTAAAACTGCTTTTTCTAATGAAGCATACGACCCCAATTCTAGACAAGCGAAAGAGATTTATGATAGTGTTAAAGAACTTAGATTCAAGTCAGACAAAATTAGTGACCCGTTTTCTAAACAATTAGGAGATGATGTAATTAATATACTCTTAAAGGACGAATCTATTTTATTATCATTTATTCATTATGCGGTTCGTTCCCATACCAATACAATACCCGAAAAATCTTGGAAGGCACATGGGCTGAAACCGGATGAGATTACTCAAGGATATATGGGCTTAGATTTAGAACCTAAAGATGTGCCTATTTATATTATAGAACATTATGGTAGTTCAGATGAGAATACTGAAAGAATAGAAACTAAGTGTAAACAGGCATTCAAAAAATTAGAAGATATTTATTTAGAAAAATATGACGATGAGGATTGGGATGCCTTATTAGAATTAGATATATCTAAATCACAAGAACAGAAAGCGGAAATAGATTTTATTAAACCTAATAAACCAATGTATCGTATTTTCGAGATAGATGATTTGGATGATATTAAAGGGCTAACCGGAGAGTTTGTTGTTCAAGAAAAATATGATGGTATGAGAATACAGATACATAAGTTCAATGGTAAAGTTAAGATTTATTCTTTTAATGAAAAAGATATTACTTCTAAATGTCCCGAACAGGTAAAACATATGGAGAAAAAACAATTCGGGGATTGTATATTAGATGCTGAATTAATGTTATTTTTAGATGATGAACCCCTTCATAGAGCAGACACTATTACTCATGTGTTTCATAAGAAAACAAAAGGAACATTGAAGGCACACGTTTTTGATATTATGGTGCATGAAGGGAAAAATATAACTGATGACCCACTAAGAGAAAGAATTAATATTTTACTTTATCAATACTCACAACATTCTTCCGAACTCATGGCGTTTCCTTCTAAAAAAGATACTAGAATAGCAGATTCTAAAAAGGAAGTTGAAAACTATTCAAAGAATATTATGAAATTACCTGCGTCAGAAGGAGTAGTTATCAAGGATATTGAATCTACCTATTACATAGGAAATAGAAAAAATCCTAAGTGGGTTAAATGGAAAAAATTTGTTGACTTAGATGTAGTAGTATTAAACGACAGAAAGACAAAAAGTAATTTACATTCTTATACTATGGGAATCGGGCCAGTTACAGCCGAAGTTGCAAGGAACTATGCTACTGTTGATTATGAAGATAAGGCCTATTTAGAAGTTGGTAAGGCTCTTAATACAAAAATAAATGTTGACATAGGTACTATTGTTAGGGTTAAGGTCGATGAAGTAACTAAAAGGAACGATAAATTTAGCCTATATTCTGCCAAAGTAATAGAAATACCGGAAGTAACAGAATCAGATAATATCGCTACATTAGAAAAATTAGCATCTAAGAGTAAAAAATCATTATCAAGTGCAATTAATAGTTTAATTGGTACTGCTGTACCTGTCCCATTTAGAATTATGAGTGGGTTGGAATCTAATTTACTTAAACCTAAAAAAATTAAAAAGGGATATTACATTACAGATGATATACACGGTACTGCTGAAATTATATTAAAAGAAGATTTAGACGGCTTTACTATCTATGGTTTTGATGGCGATAATTTAATGGAGAAAAACGCTCTTTATAATATTGATTTGTGGAAAGAAGAAATAGCGAAATTAATAAAAAGTAACAGGTCTCAATTAAGAATAGCAATAAAGGATGAAATAGCAAATAGTCCAAATGAAAAATTAACATCAGAAGAAATAATTGAATTTGTGCAAACCAAGCACAATAAATCGTGGGCGGGTTGGATTAAACAAAATCCTAACAAATTAACAGGATGGTTAAAGCAACAAGATTCTGTTGAATTTTTAGATAAAGAAAATCCTCAAGTCTTTGTTGTTGATGAATCATTTATAGAAAAGGATAATGAAAATGATGAAGATAATGAAAATATTATTCAAAAAGAAGATTCGAGAAAAGGTAAATTTACTATAAATAGACAAGATGATGGTAATATTAATTTAATTATAGATTATAAAAAAAGCAGATTTGCTTGGTTGATAGATATAGAGGATACAGATGATATATACAACTTATTCGGCAAATCCGTAAAATACCCTGCTATCGTAGCAGAAAAAATAGATGCAGGTAAAATTATAGATAAGGGTGATATTATTTTAGGAATACAAAAAGACGGTTATCACGAATATAAATTAGAAGGAGATAAATTTGAAACTAGACTACATCTTAGAGTTGTTCCTATAAATGAGAAAAAAAGATGGGTAGCATGGACTGGAAAAAAACAAGTTATGTTAAAAGATAAAGATAGTATAGATATTTGGAATATTGAAGAAGATAAATATTCTAATTTAACACTTCCTAGTGAAAAATAGCGACTACTTAATATAGTAAAAGTAAAAAGACAAAGAAATAATGCTTATGCAACCTTCTCTTTTATTCAAAGCAGATAGAGAACATGAGTTTACTATTCTTAAATCCGATGATTTGATTATTGGTGGCTACGCTTCGATAGAAATAGTAGATAAACAAAATGATTTAATTACATTAAGTGCTTTAGATGATGCGGCAAAAAACTATATGTCTGAAAAGAAATATAGAAATGTTATGTCTAATCATTCTAATGTTCAGGTCGGAGAAGTCATAGAAAAGTATAGAGATACTAATGGAACTCTTCATAAAACAGGAGTAGATGACGTAGGTTTCTATGTTGTTATTAAATTAAGAGATGACATAGAAAAGGCAAAAGAAATTTCAAGGAGTATTAGAAAAGGAACGCTTCGTTCTTTTAGTATTGGAGGTCAGGCGATTTCTAAGAAACAAAAAACATCAGATGAGTTTGGTGAGTATAATGAGATAGACAGGTTAGAATTACATGAAGTAACTATCTGTGAAAAAGGGATTAATCCCGAAGCAAAATTCGACATTTTAAAAATGGAGGATAAAACAATGAGTGAAAAATTGGAGAAAGCACTCGAAGAGTTGAATGACTTGATGAAACAAGTTAACGGACTCGGAGAGGAAGGAAAATATGACGAAGTAACGAAGAATGCCAAATATAGTATGTCAACTAGGGATGATGAAGAAGAAGAAGAAGATGTTGAAACTATGATGTCTATGCGTAAGGATGATGAAGAAGAAGAGGAAGAAGCAAAATCTCTTGATGAAGATTCAACAAGAGACTACGAAGCAGGGGAACTTGTAGTTAGTGGTGGTAAACCAACTAGCGCACCTGCAACACTAAAGAGTAATGGGTTAGATGATTCGGACTTTAGTACTCTTAACCTAAGTGCAGACAATGTTGAGAAAGCATATGCACAATTCAAAGCAGAGCAGATGGAAAAAATTGCATACGATAATCTTTCTAAGCAATTTGAAGCAAGACTTTCAGAAGAACTTTCTGTTAAGAAATCAGCAGCAGAATCCGCATCATACGATGCTAGAACAGATGTAGCAGCACTAAAAGAAGAGTTTGCTCTACTACGAAAATCTCTATCAGAGAAAGACGCAACAATTCGCAAAAGCGTGGAAATGTCAATGGCATTACCGGAAGGAATACCTACAAGTTTAGAGGCAGCAGCCAATATGACTTGGGATGACGTACATTCTCTTGTGAGGGGAAATTAAGGAAGTGAAATTATGAGTGGATATATTAAAACAATGAAAGATTTAGAAGCAGCAACATACGGATATGGCGGAACAGGAAGCGGCAATGCCTTGCTTAAAGCAGGTGGAGTTGTAGGTGGTTTCGGTACTCCTCACGATACTAGTGCTAATGCATTTACGGGTGCAGCAGGTCTAGGTGATTTGTACAACCTACTATACGGACAGAAAGTTTGGTCTGTATTAAACCAAGAAGTAAACCCTCTAGCAATGCTTGCTAAGAGACCTTACACATCAAGCGGTTGGAGAGTTTTGAAATCACGACCTATTGGTGGTAGTGATGCAGCATTCGGTACAGGTACTAATGCAGTTACCGCTAGT